ATCACCCATTGCTACCATCTCCGACTGATGAGGAGATAGTGCTACTTGGTGAAAAGGATCCACAACTGCTCAAGGATCTTTACACGGCGCACGAGGGACGAATCAAGGCATCAATAGATGATCCAGTCCGCCACGGGTTTGATTTGCCCGGATGGGATAGAATAAAGAACTCCCTAGAGAGTCTAAACGAATGTCTTGCCCTGGGGGGCAATCGTTCGGGTAAGACAACTGGTTGCGCCAAAATGGTAATGCAAGCGGTAATGGAGAACAATGATGGGCATATTGTTTGCTTTTCACAGAATGCGGATACATCTGTAAAGGTGCAACAAGCCGCGATGTGGGAGATGATGCCCAAGGAGTTCCGTAAGAAGACAAAAAGCATCGAGGGCTACATCAACTTCTCAATGCAAAATGGTTTTACTGGCTCTTCGTTTATATTTCCTGACACTCGAACTCGTGTCGATTTTAAGACATATACCCAGTTCAGTAACAATCAAACTATTCTTGAAGGCTTTGAGTTTGGATTCAAAGCCCCCAAAGGACTTAATATTGGTGCTTGGCTGGACGAGTATCTTGGGGATGCCGCGCTGGTCAATACCCTGCGCTTTCGTCTAGCTACCAGAAACAGTAAGATGGTAATCGGCTTTACGCCGATTGATGGGTATACGCCATTCATTGCTGACTATCTAAAGAATGCAGAAACGCTGGCAACTAGACCGGCTGAACTCCTGCGAAACAATCCAGTCCCAGTTGCCCAATACAGCCCATCGAGGGATGCCGGGATAGTCTACCTGCACTCGGACGAAAACCCATTCGGTGGCTACGAGCGTATTGCAAAGGATCTCAACGGTAGACCCGATGATGAGATTAAGGTTCGTGCATATGGACTACCGGTAAAATCCGCGAACTCATTGCTTCCGTATTTCAATACCGAGGTAAATGTTCTTTCCGAGGAACCAAATAAATACGATATGACGTTCCCTGACATATCCGACAAAAGCAAGTTTACTTGCTACCAAGTGGTTGACCCCGCTGGTGCTAGGAACTACACGATGATATGGGCTGGAGTAAACAAAGCAGGGGAAGTCTACATACGCCGCGAATGGCCCGATCGAAACAGCTACGGAGAGTGGGCTTTGTTTGGAGATCCCAAGTGGAAGTACGGTCCAGCATCAAAGAAGATAGGACTCAATGTCGAAGGATACTGCGAACTGTTCCAGGAGATTGAAGAAGAGCTTAGTATTGAGGTTAGCGAGAGGATAGGTGACTCCAGGTTCTTTGCTCGTGAGAATGAAAACAACGATGATCTATTTACAGCTTTCTATGACTACGGAGTGAGTTTCATTCCATCAAGTGGTGTAATGGAAGAACAGGGCATAGCTGCCCTTGATGATTGGTTCAGCTACAATCCCAATGTGGGCATCGATGAAGCCAACCGCCCAATGTGCTACATACATAGTGACTGCGGTAACTTGATTGACAGCTTGATCAACTACAACTCAAACGGAAAATCAGACGAAGCACTCAAGGACTTCTTTGACGTTATCCGATACCTGCGGATGTCCAACGGCGGAGAAGGTCCAGATTTCTTTAAACAAGGCTCAATGCAAACAACATTAACCAACAAGGGAGGATACTAGTATGGCAAAGAAAAGACTAACTGCGTTAGCCAAGGAATACGGCGTGACGTTTGAATATATACACGATATCATTTTAAACAATCTCGAAGAGGAAATGGTGACCGGTAAGGGTAAGAACCTTTGGATCTCGGAAAAAGGGCAAGTGATAGTGGAAAACTTAATACCGATGGTAACTGTTTATCGAGGTGTAGTAATCCGCCAAGCCCCAAACCCGCAATATGTTTTCGCGAAAACACAGGACTCCTACAAGATGTTCAAGGTCAAGATTCCGCTTGCCCTATCTGGTAAACTTACATCAAAGGTTATTTACTTTGAGTCCGATAATGTTGGTGATGACCCAAAGTATCAATGGATAAAGCCACCGCTTCGCCGATAAAACATTGTCAAGTATGATATATTAGTAGAATTTATGGAAAACGAAACAATTTCCAAGGCATTAACATATGTCGAGAAGGAACCAAGTGTTGAAACACTTCGGTATGCCTATGATGAAACAGTAAACGAACTTGAGGCATATTTTGATTTATGCCGACAAAGTTATGATGATCGCCGTAATTGGTGGCCCGGCAAGAGCCGTGACCACCGTAAGCACGGCGCGGATGCTTTTCCCTGGGAGGGAGCTTCCGATATGGAGAGCCACGTTATTGATGAGCGCATTACTCGTCTAGTATCTTTATTTGTAGCATCGCTGAATCGTGCGAATGTTCGTGCGTTTCCAACAGAAGTTAGCGATATTGGTAGAGCAAAGCTAGTATCCAGTTTTCTCAAGTGGATGGTTAGCTCTGGATATATCCCACGCTTTGCGCGGGAGATGGAACTCGGCGCAAACTACCTGCTTGAGCGAGGTATACTTATCAGCTATGTAGGATGGCATCGAGAGGATCGCACATTTCTACAGGAACTCGATCTTCAACAAATTAGCCAAATCGCTCCAGAGATTGCTACACTTATTCAGTCCGGTGACGAAGATGAGCAACTGGTTAAGTTGATGCAAAGTACATTTAATGGTGTCACAACTCGTAGAGCTAAATCCGCACTTAAAGAATTACGCAAAAAAGGAAAAGCTAAACTACCTGTTGTGCGCCGACAAATTGACGCACCCGAAGTAAAGACACTTGCACCCGATGGTGATTTCTTTTTCCCATCATATGTCACGGATCCGCAACGCGCTCCGTATTGCTTCTGGCGCACTTACTTCACACCACAGGAACTAGAAAACAAAATTGCCACCGATGGATGGGATGCGGACTTTGTTGACTACGTTATCAAACATTATCGTGGAGTAAACATTGATAGCATCGAGCGCGAGCAAGAAGGTCGCCGATCCACAAGCCTAACCGATAACGCTTACGAAGCTGACGAACTGATTGAGCTTGTTTACGGTTATCAACGATTGGTTGATTCAGAGGACAATGCAGAAGGAATCTACTGCACGGTATTCCATCGCCAGTTCAGCGGAAACCAAGAAGCTCCCGGCTACGCAAAGTTTGAATTACTAAATGGATACGAGGACTACCCAGTTGTAGTCACCAAGCTGTCCGAGGACAGCAAGCGTCTATATGATGCAATGACTATCCCCGATGTTCTTCGTGGAATTCAGAATCAAGTCAAGGTTGAACGCGACTCCCGCGTTGATCGCAACAGCATTGCAACTCTACCTCCGATACTGCACCCAGTAGGACAGGCTCCAACTGATTGGGGTCCGGGACGTATGATTCCGTATCGCCGTAAGGGAGATCTGGACTTTGCTCCTACTCCGCCTCCGCCAACTGGATCGATTGAAATCGAAAAGACTTTAGAACAACAAGCCGACAGACTTGTGGGACTTGATGAAACTTCATCAATCAGCGGTATTCGCAAACAGTTCCTGGTTGACAAGTTCCTTTCTCACGCTGCTGAAGTAATGTCTATGGCATTTAAATGCTTCCAGCGTTTTGGACCGGACGAAATATTTTTCCGAGTAACAGGCAACGCTAATCCAATGACGTTCACAAAGGGTGATCCCAACGAGAACTACGACATTATGATTAGCTACGATGTTCTCAACGCGGATCCGCAGTCCCAAGAAAACAAACTCCAACAGATTGTTTCTTTGACGCAAATGGATCGCAACGGTCGAATCAACATTGATGCACTACTTGATATTGCTGCATCATCGATTGATCCAGTTCTAGCTGACAACATTCTACAACCCGCACAAGTCGCTGCTGAACAAATCACTAAATTTGTTACCGATGATCTTGCAAAAATATATTCCGGTATGGAAATGCCAGCTAGACCGAATGGCGGTCAGCTTGCGTTGCAAATCATTGATCAGTATGCGCGACAACCCGATATTGCAAAACGACTGGTTGAAGACGAAGCGTTTGCTGCTCGTCTCCAAAAGTATGCTGGTCAGTATCAGTTTGCTCAACAACAGCAAATCAATGCTACACAGTATGGACAGTATGGAACAACCGCCGCAGCGGTTGGCAACGTCCAAACTCAACAGTTATCGGGATCCTCTTATGGCGGATAAACAAGAATTTGTTCCAGTTATTCGGGTAGGCGGTCCAGCCCCCAAGCCCAAAGCTCAACCTAAACCTGCTGCCACCAATGTAGGCACAAAGGAATACGGCGCACAGCGAGCGGAACAGGCGCGGCGGGATAAGATTGTAGGCACTCTTGTGGATGCCATTGCACTTGAGGCTCGCGGAGAAGGTGTCCCCGGAATGGCTCTAGTTGCAAAAAGCATTATCAACCGCCAGAAATATCTTCGTGATAAACAGGACTGGGAAGGTGTTCCAGTTTACAAGAACGCATATCTTACTGACGGCAAGACGGACATAATGTCGATTCTAACCGCGAAAGATCAATATCAAGTGATGAACCGCGATGGTACTCCTAGATACGACAAGCAGAATCCGTTGACTGATCAAGATCGCATAAATGCTAGAAACGCTTTGGGCATTGCACTTAATGCCGAAAAATATGCACAACTCGCCCAGCAAGAACAATGGCCCGAAGAGGCAATGTATATTACTGGATTCCGAACAAGGACTGCAAAAGATGATCCCTCTCAAAATATAGGAAACTTCCTTTACGGTAATCACATATTCAATACCGCAACTGGAACAGCTAAACCATACAAGAAATAATATGACGTTAGAGACAGATCTAAAAGCCCTAGCAAACCACGAATCATTTGCTCGATTCCTTCAAGTGATTGAGCAACTCCGTGAAGAAGCCATCGAGGAACTTCACCAAGCAAACTCAGAAACACTACAGCAAGTATCCGGTCGAATACTGACATATGACCAAATACTTCAGATGTGTAACTGGAAAACAATTAGGCAGGTTCATAGCCAATCAATCCATTAGGGTTGCCTAATATGTTAAGATACTTTCATCGCCATCGCTCGGCGTAAAGGAGTGGAAACAAAAAATTATGTCAGATGAAATAGCAACGGAGATCGCTGAATCCGTAACCGAAACACCAGCGGAACAGACTAATATGACAGCGGCTGACTTTATAGCCAGACGCTTGGGGCAAGCTCAAAAGCAAGCTCAACCCGAACCAGAACAGCAAGAAGTTGCTAAAACGGTAGAGGAAGAAGCAAGCGAAGAAATTGCTCCCACGGCAGAAGCAACCGAAGAGGTAGCGGAAGAGGAAGCAACTGAGGCGGAAGCCGAAGAAGCAGAACCCGAAGCATCCTCAGAAGATGTTCTTTCACAGTTTGATCTTGATGATATGTCCGATGCAGATCTTCGAGAACTATCCGAAAAACTTGGCAGTCGAGCAGTAGCGCGATTTGGCGAGCTTACCGCAAAACGGAAAGCCGCAGAAGAGCGTCTCGCTTTACTAGAGGCTAAGTTGCAGGAAGCACCAAGCACTCTCAAAGCACCCGAAAAAGTAGCAAATAACCCCTTCGCTTCTCTGGATACAGCAGAAGCCATACAGGAAAAAGCCGAGGAAATAAATTCCGTAATCGAGTGGGCAGAGGATACGTTGTTTAATGCAGATGGATACGCTCCCGATGATGTAGTCGTGACTGTTGATGGAAGAGAGATGACTAAGGCTGATGTGCGGAAGACTCTATTAAACTCCCGCAAATCCAGAGATAAGTTTCTTCCTGCACAACTACAAAGCATTCAAGCCAAGGAACAGGGAACAAAGCTACAAGAAACATTCGCAGCAAAAGCTGTTAATGAGCTACCCTGGCTATCCGGCGAGGACAATGACACAAGACAACAGTATAATGCAATTATGCGCGATAAACGAGTTGAGAAGATGCTAAAGGATCTTCCACCCGATGTTTCCGCACAAATGCCTTATTTAATGGCTCACGCAGCCAACAGCTTATACGGACGCAAGCCCGTTCCGCAGGACAAGGCTCCAGTTTCTCCGAAACTGAATCCGCCCAAAGCTGTTGATTCATCCGCGGCGAAGCCAGAAAAGAAACCTTCACGAGAGCAGAAAGCCATCCGCGATCTTGCCCAGCAATGGAAAGAAAGTGGTAACAATGCTGATTTCATCAAACTTCGTACAAAACAATTATTAACCCGATAATCCCCTATAAAATATTATGGCATTTTCAAATACCTATGATGTAACCAATCCGGGATCGGCTGTTTCCAATCGCGAAGACCTTACAGATGTATTGACCATCTTGGCTCCCGAAGAAACTCCGGTTCTTTCCTCTGCACAAAAACAACGTGCAGTCGCTACTAACACCGAATGGACTGTTGACGTTCTTTCTGCTCCTGATACCGCCGGTATCGTAGAAGGTGAAGACGTTGTTATTCACACCGACCAGTTCGCTGGACGCGCTCGTATGGGTAACTTCACACAGAAGTTCCGCCGCGACTACAAGGTTTCTGACCTTCAAGAAGCTGTTGACTCTGTCGGTCCCGCTAAAATTGCTCAAGCAGAAGCTAAAGCAATCCGCGAACTCAAACGTGACATTGAAGCAACTCTTTGCTCCACCAATGTTAAACAACAAGCTACCGATGTTCTTCCTTATAAGATGACCGGTCTTGGTGGTTTCATCGACAGCGCAGCTGCCGACACGACTGTTCCTGTTGGATTCAAAACTCCTGCTTCTAGCATCTACACCGCTACCGAAGCTGGCACGACTCCTTTCAGCGAGACTACCTTCAACGACATCATTTCAAGCATCTTTGAAGTGAACGGTGTATCCAACGGACTTGTTCTTGTAGCAGACGTAGGTCTTCGCCGTGTAGTTAGCGACTTCGCTCGCCTCTCCACGGTTTCGACTGAAACCAGCATCCGCAACGTCAACTATGACGGCAATGTTGCTGCTATCAAGCTCTCTGTTGAGCTTTACCAAAGCGACCACGGTGTTGTATCTATCGTTAACGCTAACCCCGACTGTATGCCTAACTTCGGTGGTACAACTGCTAACTCCAGCGGTTACCTCGTAAACCCCGAATACTACGGTGTCCACGAACTCATTCCTATGGGTTCCACTCGCCAGCCTAACAATGGTGGCGGTGAGCGCGGTTTCGTTGATTGCGCCTTGACCCTCGGTGTTTACCACCCACAGGCTCACGGCTTGATCCAAGACGTTACTTAATTATTCTGGTGCGGGGGGCAAACGCCCCCCCACCTTTTTAATATGCAAATCGTAAATCAAGACCCAAAGATTTCTGATGAAGAAATCAACGATGCTCTTTTTGCGGAGATTCAAGCAAGTCTCCGGGAAGAAGTATCAACCGAACGTCAACGCTACGATATAGCGCGTAAAGACGCTAGTAGCAATGTTGGCAAGACTCACCCGATCCTGGGTAAGTGCGTGGCAGCAATGCCTCCAAGAGAATACTTCCGCTTGATCAAAAAATACGGACACGCAGAAGTTCATTCTAAAGAATTTTTAAAATACTTCCAAAAGAAATTTAGCGATCTCAGCCCGAACAAAATTTAATGCAAACCAGAACATACGGCGAACTCTTCAAATTGATTCAATCCCTAGCAGGGGTTCGTGCGTTTGCACCCTCGGAGCAGGATGATATTGCGAATTTTATTAATCGTAGATTCTCGGAGATATACAACGAGAGTCCTATATGGCCCCGATACGTTGTTCCTAATGAACCGCGTAGCGGAACTATAAACCAAGTTGTTCCATATACCCAAGATGCCGTCATCGTAAAGGGAGCAGGAAGCGAGAATGCCAACGGATTCTACACGAAGGGGATGACTAGAGATTTAGGAGCAGCCTACACAAAGGATCTTTCTTCCATTCGTTTTACTATTAGCGGTGTAACTTCGGATACAGCAATAAACGGTGAGTATCAGTTTTATGCTTCAACTAATAATGCTGGTCCATTTGGAACAGAGGAAGATGGTAGCTGGGTAAAGGTTGACGATCCCCGATACGAAATCACACGATTACTATATAGTAATTGGCAAGGTCCAAGTGGACAATTCTGGAGATTAAGTGCTAGCGAGATACCCGGCGGAATCGTAGGTATAGGAGCTCCCAACAGAACAAACTTTCCCTGGCTTGCTACTTGGAGCGAAGGAACTTTTTCTGGTCCAGATGAGACTTATCAGTTCTCAAACAATGTTACGGAAAACAAACTGGACTTGCCTGATGTTCCAACGGGCGGAGAAGAAAAAAGTTTTCTTTTATACTCCGGATCCCCAAGTGCGTCTGGTACGCAAATGGTTGTCCGAGGCGGAAAGCTACCTGCGCCATTTGCCAACACGACACAGCGGATCGGTGACTTCATTCGCATTCACAGAACCCAGCCGTTCTTAAATGAATCCGCATTAGAATATAACTTCTACGTAGCCGCTGATGGAGCGCACGTAATGAATGTTGTTTCCTCTACGGAAGGAGTGTATTACGTTACATACAAGGCTCCGTTTGTTCCGTTTAGCGTTACTAGCGATTACGAGAACAGCACGGTTGAGGTTCCTTTAGAATTTTTCCATTATCTTGCTCACAGTGTATACGCGGACTTCCTGCGTATGGATGGGCAAACCGATAAGGCTTTTGCCGAAGAGCAAAAAGCCGGAACATATATGGCACTTGAATTAGAACGCATCGATACACGATCCAATAATAATTCATTGAACCAAAGATTCTCAACCTACGTAAATAAGCAAGCTCGATAATTTAACCCACACTATGAACTCATACATATCCAACCTATACCTAAAGCCCACCGATGGTGCTACATCGCAACGCTTGACCCCGGACACAACTACCGAAGCTACCTTCGGAGCATTTGAGGTTCGGACAAAAGCAATCTCTTTCGATGTGCAAACCAATGATGCGTTTATGACGATTGATGGGAGCGTTCCTAGCTCTACCAATGGTCACAAGATTTATGCAGGTCGTGCATATACCTTGAGCAAAGAAGCTGCTATCAAAGCACGATTCATTGCTGCCGCTGGCACTTCGGTCATATTCGCCTCCGAACTGACTAACTAAATGGTCACGGAACAGCTAACAGTTGTTGGCGGTTTACTCCAGGAGTCACTCGCCTCCCCAATGCACGGATTCGATGCGCTGGGTTCGGATAGTATTGACTCATTGCCTACACCGGATTCGTTGCGTTACGGCTTGTTTTCTTTTGTAGCACAAGCAGATAACCCTACGGTATCATTCCAGACCGGGGTACAAACCAATACGATTTACTGGCCCGATGGACAGTTCACCGGAACTGGAGCTTCAAATTCAAGAACTCTTATAGGTATAACGACCGGCGATGCGTTAACTGTTCAGCTTGAAAAACCGTTAAAGTTCGGATTTAAAAACATTCAATCAACTGGTGGTTTGGGTGACTTTGAGGTTTTTTGGGAAGCACTTGTTGACTCAACTAATATTGAACTGAGGGACTACGGTATTACCCGCCCAATACTCAACTCAATGACAAACACGTTGAGCAACCTTGATCTTCGTGGAAACAATGTTAGTGGCGACTTCCCTGACGGCGTTACTGTTACAAATAATCTATACATCCAGGACAATAGCTTTACTGGGGCATTGCCAGCTTTCAGCAATAGTATGCTTCGTTACCAAGTGAACGGTAATGGATTTCGTGGAGACATTCCAGACATTAGTGCATCTACAACTATTTCATCATTCTTGTGTTACAATCAAGATGACGGAGTGCCAGAAACTCGACCCAATGTTCGAGTAATGCTTACCGGCACTATCCCCGATTTATCTGGATGCACCGCTCTTACGTTTTATCACGTTGGTGCTGGACCGGCTTGGCAAAGAGGTAAGAAGAATCAATTATCCGTAGCTTCGGATTTTGACGTTGGCGTAAATCTTGAAAAGTTTTTTGCGAGTAACTGTCAAATATCCACAGCGGGTATTGATAAGATTTTAAACAAGTTCGCTGCTAAAGCAGGAACTTTCACGAACCCTACCACTATTGATTTAAGTGGAACAAATGGGTATCCTACATCAACTGGGCTTGCCGATCGCGACACGCTCGTAGCCGATGGCTGGACAGTAGAACTTCCAGCCTTACCGTAATGCAAGATCAAATAATGGGTCACCTTAAAATTTGGGGAACTGTTTTCCTCGCTGAACTAACAGCCTGGAATCTTGAGGACTTTAGTCTCTTGGCAAGTATTATTGCATACCTATGCGGTGCGCTTGGCTCGTTAGCTTTGGCGTATCACCATATTATCAAGAAGAAATAATGGTTGATTTCAATGACAGCACAAAGATTACAATCCCAATCCGCAATCTCATTGCGTTGATTTTTGCTGTCGCCGTATCCGTAACCGGCTACGTCAACCTTGTTTCCAGAATTACAGCCCTAGAACACGCTCAGTTTGTCAAGGACGTAGAAATCCAGATGAACTCCGAGTTCCGGATTAAGTGGCCCCGTGGAGAGTTAGGAGCATTGCCTGATGACGCAGAACAGAATTTACGCCTTACATACGTTGAAGGCAACCTCTCGGAACTGAACAAACTTGTTCGCAAACTTCAAGTAAAGGAAGGTATAACAGAATGACCCCAGAATTATTAGCAATGCTCGGTGGTGGCGTGAGTGGATTTGTATTCAAGTTCATCGCACAGCAAGCCCAAAACCAAACAAGACTATTTGAACAAACCATCAAAAAACAAGAAACAGCAGATGCAAGTGCTGATGCTGCTGATAAACGCGGTGGTGCAGGTGGGGCTTGGATTCGCAGGTTTATTGTGGTTAGCACAATGTTTGCAGTCATAGCCGCTCCGTTCATTATCGCATTCACCGATCTAGGTGTATCCATCCAGAGCAATACCAGTTCCTTCTTTGGTCTATTCAAAGGGACAAAGTGGGATACTGTAACTGGATATGTTATACTACCAGAGGTAAGACAAACAGCCCTAGCCATCGTAGGTTTCTACTTTGGCTCAAGCCAAGTTAAATAATGCACGGACGTAAACTCATCAATATAGACGAGCTATGTACTTGCGGTAAATCTAAACAAATGCCCAAGTGCGATGGCACTTGTGCCAAAAAACCCAACAACCAAAAAAGATATGCGACAAAGAAAACCAGCAGGTAAAGCAGGAAAAGGTTCCTGCGGAGAAGGAAAGATGGGGCGGAAGGGATACGGCAAGTAATGCCATATTCCAAGTACAGTCCAAAACAAAAGAGATTGGCTACTGTGGCTCCGCCACGCAATAAAATCACACAAGCTGATTTCAATAAATTACGTAGAAGGAAGAAGAAGTAATGCCAAAGGACGCTTGTTATAGAAAAGTAAAAGCTCGTTATAAAGTCTTCCCATCCGCATATGCGAGTGGGGCAATAGCCAAGTGCCGTAAGGTAGGGGCTGCTAACTGGGGCAATAAGTCCAAACGGAAAAATGTCAAATAATGGATGTACGCAAAACAAAGAAGGGCGCGGCTCTCAAGAGGTGGTTCGAGGAAAAGTGGATCGATGTCCGCTCCGGGAAGCCTTGCGGACGACAAAAGGGAGAAAAGCGCGGAACACCATATTGCAGACCATCGAAGCGTGTAAGCGCAAGAACCCCTGTGACTGCTGGGGAGATGACCTCATCGGAAAAGCGAAGCCGCATTGCAGAAAAAAAACGCCTTGGACAACCCGCTGGTAAACCACGCAGGGTAAAGTCCGTAAAGAGAAAATAGACTTTCGTGGTATAATACGAACAACTTTAACTACACATAACTATGTCCAGACGCAGATTAAATTTATTCACAATCGGTAAAAAACTCAAGGAAACCTTTGTGCCACCGCCAAAGCCAAAGGAACCGTATATGATGAACAAAAAGCAGCGGGAATCCTTTGACAAGAAGGCTGCTGAAATTAAAACACAACGGCAGGAGACTTTTAGTCGCCAAGCTGTTGCTGGGACAGGAACTGTTCTTGCTGCTGGATACATTCGTGGCAAAACGAAAAATCAACCCGGCGAAGGAACTGTTCCAAAACCCACAACTGCATCGACTACTCGCGAACCAGTTAGTCAGCCCAAGGTTGACTTTGTTCCTTGGAGAGAGCGCAAGTTCCCCGCTGATTTGAGTGCAAGAAAAGATGATGGAGTTGCCAAGGGTGTAACTCAACGCTCATCTGTTTCTGATTCCAAGAAGGGGATCACCTACGGTGATGTTCGCCGTGGACGAGCTACTGCTATGCAGGAAATGAAAGCTCGCTCGCAAAGGGTGCGTAAAGCCAGACAGGACAAACAAATCGCTTCTGAAATGAGCAAGCCTGCGGCACGGCAACCCGCAAAATCGGTAATTGATTTCAAGCCGAATCTTCAAGCTACACAGGATTATTTCAAGTCCCTACAGAAAGCACCTACGCCCTCGCCCCGCGCCGAGGTTGACACAGAATCATACAAGCCCATCCTTGGGAGCCGTATGGGTATTGGTAAGTACGAAAGAACGGCAGAAGCAAGAAGCCAAAAGGAAGCCCTTAAAGCGTCCCTACCCCCGAAGCCAGTTCGCTCCGACTACCCTGACTATAATGCTTATAGGGCTGCGTATCGTGCATACAACGAAGCAAAGCGAGCCGCTAAATTATAATGGCAAAGAAAAGCGCAAAGGCATCGATGCGATGCGGTGAAGTTCGCCAATCGAACCGAACAGGAAAAAAGATTATGAAGCTCTACTGCGAAGGCGGTAAGAGAAAGCTCGTTCACGCTGGCGCAAAAGGATACGGACATAACTACTCGGATGCCGCTCGGAAGTCATTCCGAGCTAGGCATAAGTGCGATACCGCAAAACCCGGAACAGCAAAACATTTAGCTTGCACCGAACTTTGGGCAGGAAAGGGAGGACGCACAAAGAGTTCACCCAAATCCCGAAGAGGTAAATATTAATGGAATACAGATCATACGGAGGATTGGACGACCGTATCACCCAGGATGGTGATGTCGGTTTTGTTGGTTTTAACAATCGACTACGGCCCGATCAATTACAGCAGGGACTACTAGCGGACTCCCAAAATATGCGACTTGGCAGAAACGGCGAAGCTCAAGTCCGCAAGGGTATTCGCGTCATTGAAGCACCCTTTGCTGTAAGTACATCTGGTGTCTTGGTTCTTCCTACCGAAGCACAAATCGGCGATGGAGTAACCGCACTACTCCCAACAATCATTACTGCCGCATCTCTGGATGCTGGCACAAATGAAGTCACGCTGACACTAGGTACTCCCGCCGGTCATTCATTCGCGGAAGGCGATGAGGTATTCGTTGAAGGCATTGGGTTTGATTTCACAGATCCAAATGGAACCCACACCCTCGCAGCTGGTACTACTTCAACCAGTCTGGTATATGTGCTTTCATCGAGTGTAGCATCAACCTATACGACTGACGCAACCTCTTTGGTTGGATTCAATATGGTTCTCGATGAGGCGTTGGTTACGGAAGTCTACGCAAGTTGTGCATTCAGCGATCCATCCGAGGACGCAAGCCAGTATATTCTGATTGCATCAAACGCAAAAGTGGTTGCGAAAAATCTAGCTACCGGGGCGACAACGGATCTCACATATCCAACCGGAGCTTCGGTGGGATCGGAATCATCAATGCTTCAAGCATTTAACAAGGTATTTATTTTTCGCAAAGGGCAAACCGCACTTGAGTGGGATGGGGATTTCGGCAACAACTTTGAATACGTTGGTAGTGGAGACAAAACTCAACCCAAGCAACTTTCTCCTAGCCGCGTTGATATAGTTGACGGAAAGGCAACAGCACAATTTGCTTCCCTTGCGGATATGAACGGTCTTGCTGTTGGCGATACTTTTATTGTAGAGACAACCGGAAGCCCCTCTACATTTGAAGTTGGGACTGAATACATAGTTTCCGCTCGTGATGATGTAGCATTTGAAATTGATTTTTTTGTTCAACTGGCGGACCAAGCGAATATAAGTGGGGTCATATTTCAACAGCAAGTATCTCAGGGACTGGGCTTTATTCATATGCCAGCACCAGAGTTTGCGGTATATCACCAGCGTAGACTGGTAATGCCATTCCAGTTTGATCCTGCGATTGCAACACTTACGTATACATCGCGAAATACTTTAGATGAAATCATTGCGTCCGACATACTTGATTCGGACACCTACGATCAGATCTATGCCAAGTATCGTTTCAATGCTGGACTAGCCGACTTTACGGTCGGCTTGCACTCATTTGCGGAGGACAACCTTTTGGTATTTAACCGAAACAGTATACACTTGGTTCAGAACACCAACAATCTAGCTACGGCAACTACAAAGCTATTGACTGATGAAGTTGGTTGTGTGGCAAGGGACAGCATAGTTCAAGTTGGCAATCGGATTATATTCCTCTCGGACAATGGTGTTTATGGAACAGATTTCTTGGACGAGTACAACCTTCGGGGAACCGAAACACCACTAAGCGAACCAATCAATCCGGTCATCGATCGGATCAATCGAGCAAATTGGAGTAAATCCGTAGCTACATACTTTGACAACAGATATTACATTGCAGTCCCGATTGACGAATCACAGCGGAACAATGCTCTTCTAATCTACAACTTCCTTAATGGACAATGGGAAAGCGTTGATACAGTCAATAGTAGTGACTGGGACATCGAGGCACTCATCGTAGCCGGTGACAGCAATCAACGCGGACTATACGCAATCAACAGTTTAGGTGGAATCCACAGAATTGATTCCCGGCTGGAGGGAACAGATCTCATCAATGTGCAGATCGGTGGAGACAACCAAGTGGTTGATATTCCCGCTACATTAACAAGTAGGCAGTATACGCTGGGAACACTCGAACGCAAGAAGTGGAACCAAGTAGAACTGCACATAGAAAGTAGCGAGGAGAACGATAGCGACTTGACGCTTTCCGCCGAAACGGAAAACCCGGACTCAATCATTCCCCTTGAGGATCTTTCGGACTACAATCCAGTTGTTCGCGTAAATGAGGACTTCATTGTTATATCTGGATTGGGCGGGACTGGGGACTTAAATCTGGACGAATCGTTAAACAGATATAACGGAACTTATGGGTTGGTTGCATCGTCTGGGACATTGAGGGAATACCAAACTACCACAACCTCATTTACGCTCAAATGGGAAAGTGATCCGCTGGAGGCTGACTTCGGGTTAAAAATTGTTTCTACTTCTTCAATAACAATATTGTCAAGCACCGATGCTACGTTAGAGTTTGGACCGGACGCGACCATCTTTAACTATGATATTTATGGACCGGACGCGACGTTCGATGGACTATCGGCATACCTGGTTGAAAGTCAGCCAACTGTTCTATCAGCGGGTGAAGATGTTTCCATCCGTGCTAGAATAGGTAATGCACGTGGACACGGCATTCAATTTACAGTTAACAATACAAGTGGAAGACCTCGTATCCGAGCAATAAGAACACAGGGATCGATCTCCTTCCGATCAACTCAGAAAGCAATTTAATATGGCAGTAATAGTAGCAGGAAAAACATTCGCCAACGGCGAACAGTTAACAGCGGCGAAGATTAACAACATCACCGCGTTATCTACCTTTGACCCAACCAACGCAGTTGACAACGCCTCAACGAACGTTGTTGGTGGAGCAATCGTGGTTCGTGACGCTGGTATCACTACCGGTAAGATTGCAGATCTTGCCGTAAGCGAAGCAAAGATCGCAGCACTAGCTGTTACCGAAGGCAAGATTGGCGGTAGCGCAGTTACCGCTGACAAGATCGCATCCGGTGCAGTTACAACTGCAAAGATTCTGGATGCTAATGTAACTTTTGCGAAGCTCACAGATGTCATCGATGATGACACGATGGCTACCGCAACCGATACAAATATCGCTACATCCGAAAGCATCAAGGCTTATGTGGATTCTGCTCCTAACTTTACGCCCAGCACATATGCAGGCGAAGAAAGCGTTACGCTTCCTAATGGGTTAATTATGAAGATGGGACTTTCTTCAAGTGTTGCTCCAGATAATAGTCTTGCAGTTAGTTTTGGAACAAGTTTTCCAAATGCCGTAATATCTGTAGTTCTAACCAAAAATGTAGCGTTACAAGCTGGGGGCGGGGGTGAGCTTACAGTAGACTCTGTTACTACAAGTGGCTTTACTATTAGGAATGGACTAGATTCTGCTGGTCAAGTATATTTTCAGGCAATCGGATACTAAAGTTTAATGATACTTAACCCACTACTTCAATCAGTTCAGATTGCGTTACAGAATGGAACGCAAGCTGACGCTCTGTCTATGATGGATGAAGTGGTGCAGTTCTGTAAGGATCACGAGAACGGAAAAGTATTTGATGGATGGGACGAAGAACTCATTCGGTTGATGGTTGCTTATCATTGGGCAAAGAAGACCCTAATTGTTCACCAAGACGAACTTGGGGGAATCAAGGGTGTATTTATGTGGTATAATTGTAACGAGGAAGATGGTTGGCATTTCATAAACAAATGGCATCCGGATCGGGAAGACGGCGATAGCATCTTCTTGGCTTTCTTGTTTGCCAAGGATACACCTGCATTTAAGGAGCTTACTCTTGATTTTCTTAATCGATGCCCCGAAGCATTGGAAAAGAAAAAGCTGGGACTCCGCTATCGTAGCGGATTCCCCAAGCGTGTAACTTACGACAATCGACTTTTTAAAAAAATACTTAACAACTAGATAGGAAAAAAATATGGGAGGCAAAGGCGGAACTACTATTCAAGCACCAGAAGCTGTTGATCCTGGTCAGGCAATGGGTGAATACCTGTTCGGACAGGACTTTAGTTCATTTCAGGGCATCACCGATCCGATACTGCAACAGCGTATTCTTGCGGCAGAGAGAGCATATCGTCCCCAATACACGGCATTAGAGCTTGCTGATATTGGAACGATGGCTCAAGGACTTGCGGCGAGAGAAAACCCCGAATACCAACGGATACAGGGAGAACTCCAAGCCGCCCGTGCTGGTGCTGAAATTGCTCAATCTGGTGTGAGCGAAGAAGAGATGCGAGCATCCCTTCAAGCAGAAGCAGATAGGCTTTATCCGCCGACCCCGCGCCCACTACGAAATATTCGAGAATACCAAGATCTCAATGAAGCAGCTAGAGAGGCTTTCGTTTCGCAGGGTATGATTGCTGGTCAAACCAAAGCAGAAGAAAGAGCAGCCCAAATAGCACAACTTGAAACGCAACTTGAGGCGATACCGCAAACCCTAGAGGCAACGCCCGGACTGTTTGATCTCCTAGAGGATCAATCCCGCCGAGCAGGTGCGCTCCAACGCGAACAGCTTGGTCTACAACGCGCAGAGGACGTAGCGGCACTTGAAAGATTTGCACCACAAGTAGTTGAGGCTTATCGGGGTGCTGATCCATATAGCACACGGCTGGCAGAACTGGCTCAAGCTCAAGCCGAGCGAGCCTACGGTCGGGCAGCAGCACCCATAACCGAAGAAGAACGCCGTGAGGTTGAGCAATCCGTTCTGGCGAGATCCGGCATCGATCCCATAGCACAGGCTGACCGTTCGGCGGTTGAGATGGCTTTGGGGCGCAGGGGACTGCGCCAGCAACAAGAACAGTTCGCAGCTGGACTCGGACAAGGAGCTTTTGCACAACAACGCGCACTTGCTGGTGATATCGGTGCTACCATCTTGGGTCGTCCTTCCGCAGCCATCGGACTAGGTGGGCAAATGCTAGGGCAAGCCCAACAGGGCGCAGCTGGTGCAATGGGTCCACAACTGTTTGATCCAAATGCAGGTGTTAATCTTGCAATGGCTCAACGCCAAGACGAGATCGGACTTCTCGGCGCACAAGCACAAGCTGATGCCGCACGTAGTGCAGGTATATCTTCTGGTTTAGGTTCTATTGCTGGTGGTATTCTCTGCTGGGTTGCTCGTGAGGTATACGGAGCGCAGAATCCAAAGTGGGTTCTGTTCCGCAACTGGCTGTTGGTTGATTCGCCAAGCTGGTTCCGTAATCTCTATATCCGCCACGGTGAACGCTTTGCTAAATTCATTTCCAATAAACCACGACTAAAGAACCTCATCCGCAAATGGATGGATACCAAGATCAAATAATATGGCATTTCAAACAGGCACACAAATAGATCCTCGTCTAGCGATCGCCGACTACAGCGGGTTCGCCCGTGCCGGCGAGATTGAGGGTGCTGGTATGGCTCAAATGGGTCAAACAGTCAGCACAGGTCTCAAGCAATACAAGGAGGACAAGAAGCAAGAGAAGAAGGATCAAGCCAAGATCAACCGAGCAATCAGTTTCGGCGAGTCAATGATTAATATGATTGGCGAAGACGATCCTATGGCGAACGTCATCGCGGATCAGTTGGCTATGAACTTCGGTGCGGATGTCCCCTTCGATCAAAAGGCTTCTGCTGCTGACGGACTCACTAGTGAGATCACAAAGATGTTTTTGCTCCAGCAACAAACTGCTCCTCTGAGATATGAAACGACTCCCAGTGGAACTGAGTTGGCTATGCGTGGTGGCGACGTAGTTGCAAAAACTGCACCCTACCAAATGAATACCAGTGGTGGATACCCTTTGTTTGGCGCAGGAATGGGAACTCCCGCTTTACCCGGAACTCCAACACTTGCTGATCTAGAAAAAGCACGTTCAGTAAAATAACCCCCTCCAATATGGCGGAAGATCTATCAAGACCTCTCAACGAAGAGGAACTTCGTGAATACTACGGACTCCTAGAAAAACAACAGCAAGGCATTGCTGGTGAAGTTGGTAAGACTTTTGCGGAGGAGAACGTAGAGGACACAAACACCTTTGGCGACTACGCCACCGCTATGGCAACTGATATTGCTATATCGGAAGGTGGAAGACTTGCCGCTGCAACTGCTGGTAGCGTTGTTCCCGGTCTGGGAACTGCCGCCGGATGGGTTGTTGGCGGACTTGGTGCTGGCGCGGCTGGATCGATCGCTCGCCAAAAAATGCTTGGGCAAGACATCAACTACGGAGAAGTGGTTGCCGATGCCTTCCTAAATATTATTCCAGTAGCCAAGGGTTTTAAATTATTTAAAAACAAAACTGCCAACACCGCCGCTTTCCAAGCGGCTGTCGGAACTGGTTTAGCAACTGGCGCAGAAGCGATTGAGAAAGTTGTTGCCGAGGACAGACTTCCAACCGTTGAAGAGCTTGAAGGCGCAGGTATTCGTGGCGCGGTTCTTGGTACTGGACTGGGTGTGGCTGGGTCAAGTATGGAGAAGGCTTATAGGAAGTTTTCTGGTCTAGGGCGTGAGGAACTAGACAAAGCCTACAGGCTCGGCGATCCGGATGCAAAGTATCTTGTCGATGGAGTGATGATGACCGGCAAGGAACACGCCGATTTGATCCGTAAGAACTATTCTGGATTACGAATGGATCTCAAGGAAGCGTTTATGGATGGACGCGCTCGTTTGCAGGAACTCCAGAAAACTTCTGGCGGTGGGCAAATAAAGAGCAAGGGCGGAGTCTTTGATGTATTCGCCGATGATATGGATTACAACCTCAACAGCCGATTGGCGGAGGCAAAGATTGCCTACCGAAACGGAGAGATTGAATCCCTCATTAATCTAGACGGAAAGTTTCTGGTAAACAAAGCTGATGAGCTTGGCGTAGAAGCATCTACGCTTTCTGATTCCATCAATAAATATCTATACGCAAAACACGCACTCAAGTTCAATCGCCTCAAAGCAAAGAACTTTAAGGCTGCCGGTAAAGAAGGCGCACCCGCTGGTATCTCGGACGAACAAGCAAAGAACATTATCGCCGAGTTTGAGAAGTCCGGGCTACATAAGGAACTCGATCAAGTGATCAAGAGTCGCCGTGAGCTTTCGGATCAAATTTTGGACACGCTGGAAGAAGGTGGAATCGTTAGTGCCGCGAGAGCCAAGGATCTACGTAAGATGTTCCCGGACTATGTTCCGTTGAATCGTGTTATCGATGAGGACGGAAAGTTCAAACCTGGACTATACCAAGCATTTGGTTCCGAGCGTTCTGTTAATGAAATCGGTGCAAATATTGTTGGTAACTTATCTTCCGCCATCAGAATGGCGGAGATCAACAAGGCGAATAAGTCCTTCCTCAATCTCGTAGAAAACAAAGCAAACAAAAAAGCAGCGCAGGGTATTGTGTCGGTCTATCGCCCGAAGGATCAGATGCCAGACAAGATTGATCCCAACTCAGTTGTAACTGTATTCGACAACGGAGAGCGTATATCGATGTCGTTTGCTGATCCTAAGTTAGCGGCGGCAATGAAGGGGCATAATAAAGATACCCTTGGAACCGCAATGAAGTTTGCTCTCGGATATAACAGACTCGTTGGTTCTTTGTATACCCGATTCAACCCGGAGTTCATCCTTCCCAATTTGTTCCGTGACCGGTCCGAGGCTATCGTCAATGCAGTTGCAAAAATGGATGTTGGCAATGCAATGAAGGTTGCAAATCCTTTGCAGGATCTTCGCACGATTCGTAGAAATCTATTTAGGAAAAAAGATGCGCCAGCGGAAACTGATCCCGGAAAGGCTGCGATGGACGCGATGTATAAGCAGTTCGTTGAGGATGGCGGAAGCACTGGAAACTTAGGCGCGGCAACTATCCGAACCGTTGAGGAAAGTATTGAAAAGCTCAAGAAGAGTGTATCACAGCCAGAGAAGTCCCACATCAAGGATGCCGCTAAATTAATTGACAACATCAATGCTGTAGTCGAGGACTCAACTCGATTCAATGTGTATCGACAAGCACTCGATAGTGGTATGACCAGAAAGCAAGCGGCTCTTGCCGCTCGTGACAGTTCTTTTGATCCGCTTCTCAAGGGCGCAAAGGGCGATACCATTAGAGCTTTGTATCTGTTCTCCAATCCGAGTATTCAAGGTGCAAGAAACTTCCTTCGAAGTATGAGGAACCCCAAGGTTGCCGGTGGCGTTATGGGATCAATGATGATGACTACCTTAGGCTTGGATTTGTACAACCAAAGTATTGACCCAGAATGGAGAGAAAAACTCAAAGGATCAGACGGAAGCACTTGGAAGACTGACAAGAGCCTAACGCTCGTTTTGGGCAAGGGTGCAGATGGTAATCTTCAGACACTTCATATTCCTATCGGTTACTCGATTGCTCCATTTAAAAAGTTTGCGGACTTCGTTCAAAAGAAATCCATCCAAGAAGGTATGATGGGCATACGCCCATCCGCCACAGAAGCCAGAAAGACTCCGCTGGAAGAAAGTGGAGAACTTCTCAAGGCGTTTACTGACGGATACAATCCAATGGGTGGATCCATATGGCCCACACCGATGGCTCCGTTTATTCAGCTTTGGAGAAACGAAGACGGACTTGGAAGGGACATCCGCCCGAACTGGCTTGAGGCAAAAAATATTTCAGAAGTCGAGAAGGTATATCCTTGGACGATGGATACTCGTGGTGGCGAGATGGCAATCTCCTACGCCGAACAGCTACGTGAGCTTGGCTATGATGTTTCACCGGAGAACCTTCGGTTCTTGTATCAAAATTATATTGGCGGTCCTGGTAAGACGGTTTCCAAATTGTTCAATGTTACCTCCAAGATTGTGAACAAGCAGCCGTTAAACAGAACCGACTGGCCCGTTGTTAGACGATGCTTCGGGACAAGCCCGAAGGAAACATTCGAGGCTCGTAACTACGATGCCGAGACTGTTGAAACCATTGACAAGGCTTACAACACACAACGACAAAAAGCATCGCGACTTGCAAGCAATGCGATGCGCCAGATTCGTGCAAAGGAAACCGATGCCGAAAAGAATCTTGTTGTGCAGGATGTCGTTCGTGAGAATCCGGAACTTGCGACTCGGATACTTAAATCCCTAGAAACCAAGATCAAGGATGATCGCCTTGGACTGACTTCCGCAGATAAGAGACTCAAGAATCTTACATCATTCGGACGCGCCGAATACTTCTTGAACAAGATGGACACGATGCCAGCCAATGAACTCGGCGAATATCTGCGAGCAATGCAGGAACGCAATGTTCTTACGCCGAAGGTTGCCCGGATCATTCGGGAGATGCAGATGATAAGAGCTAATCAGTAAGCTCTACTCGCTTGGCATCTTTTTCGTAGACGTATCCAACGTCCTTTTTGACCCACTCCCGCCGACTGAAGTCGGTGGTCTGCGGTAAACTTTTTGTTGTCCACCCGAAGTCGTAGTTCTCGTGGAGCAATCTCATTATATTCCAAACGTGGGCTACCCCCTTGTATTCGGAAACGTAAAGTATCTGTTGACCGGTCCTAACTGCGATGTCGTAGTTTGCATCAACCTTGTGCTTTTCGATGAGCCAAGGATCATATCGCTTCCGGCGGCACTTGACCTCGATCAAGTATAAATCATTACTGAAGTCATAGGTGCTGAACTTATCAATAGCTTTCTCGGTCCCACGCAGAACGCTGGGAAACAGGGCTACAAGGCACTCTATAACTTGATTGTCGTTCACATAGTTTGGGGTAAAGAGCAAGTCTGGCGGTTGAAAGGGTATGAACGATAAACCCACGAGCGTCTTAATAGCACGACTACCAAACTTGCATCAATTAAATCTGCCGACAAAGTGTCGAAATTTGAAAATTCCTTTTACGTCTCGTTCTCCTTCACGGTTCTTCGCTACGTTATACATCATTTCAATGTATGGTCCGTAGTTGTCAAGCGTTTTAGATGCTTCAACATCACCCTCCTTGGGCCATAAAAGCAGAACGATGTCAGCATCGTTCTCAATATCGCCGGAATCCTTGAGATCATAGAGCATCAGTCCACCAGGACGCTTTGCTCCCTCTCTCCCGACTTGGCAAAGTAGGACAATGGGTATGTTTAGTTCAAGGGCAAGTTTCTTGATGCGGTGGGAAACGTCCGCAATCGCATCATTCTTGGACATCCTGCCTTGGGCAAATGGTATAAGTTGTAGATAATCAATGATTAACAGCTTGATGTCATCGGATCGGACAAGGGATCTAGCCTGGGACGCTAGGTCTTGGACACTCTTGACTGAGTGTAAACTCTTGATGTTCAAGCCTTTAATGGTATCCAGAGCCTCATTTACAGCCTTCACATCACCCTCGGTTGCTACACCGTCACGAATGCGCTTCATCCATACGGACGAGAGGCACGATACAAGACGCTGTGTTACCTGTTTTTGGGGCATTTCGAGCGAAATGATAGCTGTGCCTACCCCCGACTTCAAAGACGCACTCAGGGCGATATTTAGGGCAAGCTGGGACTTGCCACAAGAAGTGGGTGCAGCGATCACCATAACCTCGCCCGGAGCTATGCCTCCGTTACCGAGCTTCTCATCGAGGTGACTGATGTGAGTCTTGACTGCTTCGGACACATACTCCCTAGCCATCATCTTCTGGTAGTCCTCACGTAGCCCCTCAACCGAATCAGCCAAGGCGGTGGACTTACGGTTGCTCTCAGCGAGAACAACCATCTCGGACTCAACTGCGGAGCGAATGACATCCGGATCAACCCTCTCTTGCAGGGCGTTCTCGGTGGCTATACGGCAGGATCGTGCGATCTGTCGAAGTTGGGACTTCTCTTTTACTAGCTTGGCAAAGTAATTCAAGGAGGTGGCAGTTTCGACCGTGCCTGTTGAGTGCATAATTCCACCAACTCCACCGACTGCATCATCCGTGCCATCCTTCTTTGCTTGCTCGAAGATTGAGATCTCCGAGATTTCATCACCGCGATCAGCGATGGCTTCAATAGCTTTGAAAATGAATTTGTTTCGCTCGACATAAAAGTCCTCGCTGGAAATTATGCCGGAAATTCTGTCGTAGTTTTCTGTGCCTTCACCGAGGCAACAGCACCCAATGACAGCTTCCTCCGCCTCTACATTATGAGGGGCGTGGAGATCGTTCGCTACATTTACATTCAGTTTGTATTTCATTTACGTTCCTTTCGATTTCTTTTAGTACCTGTCCCAAGAACTTGAATTTCATTTTGGTCACGTTCAAGGTTTTTTCTTCATCTAAATCGTTGTAGGTTTTATTAGCTACATCGATGCCGTCTTTAAGTGTGTCAAGATTAGTAGTCATAGTATTCCAATATATCACGTAGAGCAACACAAAGGGGACGCAGATTTCTCTGCGCCCCCAACGTACTATACACTAACTACTTGCGCCGTTCGAGCATCCCCAGGGCAATAAGACTGTATCCAATCAAGTCTCGGTAAATGTCACGAACGGTGTCTCCTTTGCCGTTCACGGCGAGTTCGCCATCCCGACAAAAAGATTTAATGCGTTGGAATTTATCCTGCATCCGCAATGACAACCCAAGCAAAGGATCGATCCCGAACTCCGATGAACCATCGAAGTTGGCGAATGGATTATCGCAGGATGATCCGCCTGTGTAGTCATTATTCTTTTCAGCGGTCAAGGAAAGGATTTCCTCAACCTCGCTACGCCGGAACTCTTCCCACCATTTCTTGGTGTAGAATCCCTGCGGTGTTTTTTCCGGTTCCATTAGAACGGAAGAGCTTCGTCAGCCGTGGCAACTTCTGGAGTTTCCTCGGCTTCACGTGGCTTGTCGAGTGAGATGGAAAGATACTTCTTCCCAGCCTTGGACACTTGTGACCAGGCTGAAAGGTAGTAGTCCTTACCTTCTACGTTGAGCTTCCCTTTGAGATCGGGATGCTTTTCACTCTTCTTATCGGCGGGGAACAATGCTCCCCGGTTGGTGTCGTCATATGTTTTTTCTGCCATATTATTATTTGGGTTAGGGTTAAATTAGATCGTCAAGCGCATCCTTGGGTGCGCCGTTCATCCTGTCGAATGCCTTCTTGGCATCGTGCTGACGTTGGGCCTTCTCCATTGCAGCCTCGCTGGGCTTGGGGGCGAGTTTGCCGTGAGTATTGGTAGCATCAGCGTCCTTCGTATCATCGATAGCGAAGAGTCCGTTGAGTGCATACTTGCGAGCATACGAACTTGCGGATCCGGTGATCTGGGCATCGTCCATACCTTTTTTGGTTTCGGCTTCACGAGCGTAAGCAGTCACGCTGAGTTGTGCGCCGACAGGATCGATGACAGCTGCGGATGCTTTGACATAAACGCGACCGCCGACTTCCTGCATTTCATCTGTAACGATGAGTGCAAGTTGTTGCTTGTGCAACAACGGCTTCACGGCTTCGAGGATGTCCTCGGCGGATCGGTATCTGTAGTTACCGAACTTGTTTGTTTGTCCCTTGGGAGCTTTGAGTGATCCCTGGACGGCACGTAGTCTATCGACTAGTGTAGTATTATCTTCTTCCATTTTTTATTACCTTTCTGTATAGTTTAGTTCTTTCTTTTTCGTTGGTGCATTCGGCGATCTCCGCTTTAGTGCAACCTTTCGCCCTCAATTCAAGGGATTGTTTGTCCTTTGTCAAGCGCAAAAAACGTCTGCACTTCTGCGTCAGACCAACCGGATGTAAATACGGCATCGGTGGCTTATCTAAATAGTCCGCCATATTCCGTAGAACACGAGGCAGTTGCTCCTTACGTCCGCCACATCGCTTCAAGAAAAAGTTCTCGATCTTTCCGAGCAAGCTATTGGCTTGCCGGGATATAACTCCGCGAACTAGACCGGTCTGGTGATCGTGATCAAGAACCCAGTCATTTGTTTTGACTGAGAGCATAGGGCATCGTTCGGGTTTGTTTTCTTCTCGGAACTTTTTTATGAGGCTTTGGGGCAGATATGTCATAATGAGTTTACTGGTTCGTCATTGAGAACCGCAATCGCTTGGCGCAACTGCGTGTTCGTTTCCATCAAATCTCTGTTGATGTTGGTCACGTGATCGATCTTGTCTTGGAGTCTATTGTTCTCAAGCGTTTGGGCCATACATTTTTGATTGGCTCTTCGCAGATCAAACTTTAGTTTAGTTACCTCGGTGTCCGCAAGGATTAGATCCCTACGGATCGAGGTGATCTCCCTTTCTAGACGATCGTGATAATCGGTATCTTTATTTATCCCCATTTTTCTTCAGGGTATATCGTCTTACGTGGATCGCCGGAACCGTGCGTCCCAACTTTTCTGCGATAACGTGATCGCGGAATGGAGATTCAAGGATCATATTATCCTCTACTTCGGTATATCGGCGGCGTTGAGTAACCTTTGACTTGGTGTGCCTTTGCGCTTGCTCAATATAATCATCGTTGTTCTTGAGAAGCGTTTCAGCCAGGACTTTCATCATCTCTCTTTCTCGGAGATGTTTCATTATAAAGTGGTAAGCAATTACCACCAGCGTGGAAAACGCCACGGCGAAGACTAGTGTCTTAACGATTTCAGTATCCATATGTTTCTTTTTTTATTAGTTATTGTTGGTGGAGATGGGAGGAGTCGAACCTCCGTCCTTGACCGAAGTCAAGTCGAGAACCTTTCATCCCCGGTGATGTCCTCAACGGACAGTATTTCTCCAGTTCCCCCTCGCTTGAGATGAACCAATGGTTCATTTTTTAGTGGGTTCTTGGAAAGTAATAAACGCACCGCACCTTTATCATCGTGCGCCCACTTAATGGCACTCGTGACAAGTCCCTCTGTGCGGTACGTTATTTTAAATTCTCTCACTTAATAGGCTGTTTGCACATCCTCTCCTTCCAGTAGAGCTTTGCCAGCTGCTTGGCACAATCGAGGTAATGTTTCTTTGCTTCCTCACTCCACCATTGGTGATAATGTTCGGCGGTTTCGGTGCAGATACAGACGGACAAACAGTCCGGAATGTAATCCAGCTTGAGTAAAGTTGCCAGCATCCAACTCTCAACGATGAGTTGTTTGCAGTCCTTCGGGTAAAAGATCCCCGATCCCTTTGTCTTGCGAGTCTTGTAGTCCGCCAAGAATATCTTGCCGTCCTTCTTGCCAACAAAGTCAATGCTTCCGGCGATCTTGAGGCGAGGATGCCCGACAACATATTCAGTCGCCATAAGCTCTATCTCTTCGTTCTTTACCCACTTGACAAATGGTAATGACCAGTCGTCCCAGGGCGTTGCCTCCTCGGTGTTCTCGCCGATAAGCATCTCTTCGATTCGCTTGTGGACCGCTGTTCCAAACTCGGAACTCGGAATGTCCTCGCCGGTCCAAGGATGCTTTCGGAATCCGTAAGTCATATCCTTTAGCTCACGCCAATCGAGATCAGAAAGATGATCACTTCTCGCATACTCAACAAGTTTCTGCGGCACATAGATGGAATCAAGGAAGGAATCCTTGACGCAACTGAGAACGGTCGTCACGGACGGCCAAGCCTTCTTGTGCTTGATCGCTTGTGATGGAGTCTCGATTTCCGGTAGGAACTTTGGTAGTTTTTCTGCGGTGTAGAAGTGAGCCATTTTTTTCTTGGGTTAGAGTTCTAGGTTTTGGATAATTTCATTGAGTCCATCGCGGATTGCACCACGCCGACAAGCTGGCTTGCCAATGCTTTCATCGACAGCGTAATCGAACTGCTTGAATAATTCTCCGTCCTCAAAGAAGAAGATGGTAGCTTTGGTTTTATCCCAGCCGAAATGGTTGTCGTGCCAAGTAACATTGTTATCAATGATGAAATCCAGAATGTCCGTATCGGTTTCTGGAGCAAGATCGAACTGTTCGGGGATCATATAAACATCTCCCTCTTGCAGATCGGCAAAGTAGGCATCCTGGAAAACCATTCTGCCATTGCGTTTAATCAACTGTTGAACCTGTTCCCCATCGGCGAGTTGTTGTCCATCGGGGAATGTATATGTCTTTATATCTTTCATATTTTTCCTTTCTGTTTTTTGTGCTTGACACCCAGATTTAGGTGTCGTTAAAATTGATTCTATCGCGAATGCGCCCACCAGCCCCTAAGGCTGGATGGGCTACGCTCCTAATAGAAGATTTATTATGTATCCAAGTAATAAAATACATACTAGTATAAATAATCCCACTACGAAGCCAACCAAAGCTCCTTCGAGAGCATCTCTGAAATGTGTTTTTTTATCCATAGCTTTATAATACTCTTAGAAGTAAGGTTGTAAAGGCTTTTTCTGCGGTTGCTGGAACTACTCCGTTTCCGCATAGGCGCAATCTGTCCACCCTGTCGGAAGACCCATTAGCTGTTCCACCCAATCTGGATTGAGCTTGCCTGTCGCCTTCCCGCAATGTCCGGCTACGTCCTCCTCCAAGTTCGACTTGCCCCGATTCGCCAGTTGCTCCCGATTCTCGTCCGTGATTGTCGGGTGAACCTTGTTGGCTCTCGGTGTCGCCCACGACTCTTGGGGCTTCCCAATCGTGCTGGGGATTTCCTGGTTTAGAAGGCCACCGATCTCGTGTGCTTGAACCGCTACATCCAAGGTGTCCATCGAGACTTTTCCGTCCCGAATCCTGCCCCCTGCGTAACCGCCCTTGTGATCCCTCGCTGATGCCGTGGGCCATATCGGTGGCACTACTTGATCCCGCAGGTTGCTGGACCGTTGTCGCCGACTGGTATGGCTCTCCTTGAATGACTTCGAGATCCCTGCCTCCAGGTGATCCATCGTGTTCGGAGTAGCCCAAGATAAAGACTCGCTTTCTCTGATGAGGTGCGCCGACTTCACTCGCTGAGAATACTCCTGCCGTTGCTCGGTAACCCAAGCCTTCCAGTCGTCCGAGGACATACTTGAGAACTGATTCTCCGTCCGCTGTTTTGGCGGAGATGATTCCTTCAACGTTTTCGAGGAAAACAATTCGAGGTTGGCATTGCCGGATTCCTTCTGCGATGTATGGGAACAAGTGTCGTGGGTCTTCCACGCCTTGGCGAACTCCCGCAGTTGAGAAGGGTTGACACGGGAATCCTCCAGAGAGGATGTCCACGCATCCACGAAACTTTCCGTAAGGGAAGGTCTTAACGTCCGTGAATATAGGTGCTGCATCCAGCTTACCCTCTTCAATCTTTGCAACCAAGTTCGCGATTGGGAATCCTTCCCTCTCCACGTAAGCGATTTCTCGCAGATTTGGGAGAACTCTTTTGAGTCCAAGCCCGATGCCTTCGTATCCACTACAGAGGCTGAGATGTCTAATTGCTTTGGTATTATCCACATTTTATCCTTTTGTTTGATGTTTATTTGAACATAAGCTCCATATCTTCTTCGTCTTCTTCAAGATCCCAAGATCTGTCATTGCCGTTGATATATTGTCCTGCGAATGCCATTCCGGGTTCTCCATACTCTGCGGTTACGGAGAACCCTTGATCTGTCAATTCTCTATACACCGCTATTGGCGGTGACCAAGCCGTATCAAAACTAAAGCAAGCGTATCCCTCGCCAGAATCAACTACATCGATACAGCAGGCTTCCCACTTCGTATCCCAATTATCCAATCGCCAGTTATACCAGTTCGGGGTATCGCTGGGACAGGTTGTGTCCTCCAGTTCTTTCGGCATAGGCTTGATAAGTTGAAAGAAGCGAGCATCGTCACCCTTTTGGGCTTCCTTTACTAGCTCCCGTATTTTTTTAGCGTCCCCTTCAATTATGAGACTGTTGTAGCACCAGTTAGGCATATCGTTTTTCCTTTCGTGTTAGTATTCGGAATCGTAAAATTCCTGCTTTGCTGTTTTTATGAGTTCTTCCCTTTCGGGTTGAGAGATTGTTTTGTCGATGTCGTTTCCGTCATCGTCGCAGTAGTAGTATTTCAGTAGCTCGATATCCGTAATGTGGATCTCCTGCCACTTTTGGGTTACCCATTGGTTCCCGGCTTCGGAACTGCATTCGCAGTTCTCGTATTCAAAAGCGATTCGCACGGTCCCTAATAGGTATTCATCGAAACCTACTTCGATCTCCACTTCACGCTCGACTTCTCCATTTATATCTTCGTTCATTTTATCGATTCCATTCTAGTTTGATTGCAAGCCATATGATGGCTTGATATTGAAAGCCTTTCATTCTTGCTTTACCTGCAAGCTCGGCGGTGATCGCCTCGATTCGGCGGTATTGCTTCTCAGTTACGGAGTCAATCGTCTTGACTACTCCATCGCCGGGCTTCGTTAGGCAAGCTCGGATATGCCAGCTATCGATCGTGATATGATCGGGCGATTGCAAGCCTACGTTCATTGCGAATGAGTGAACCTTCGGCGATGTTGCCAAGGCATCCCTTTCATCCGTTAGGATTTCCCAAGCAAACCTTCGGTTGCGGTGCGTGTTGCAGACAGTCACGCTAGTGACTGGCTCTCCCGCCACGAATGCAGCCAGCATCGCTTCGGCATCCTTCTTGTTTTGCTCCCATCGGTTTTTCGGAGAAAGCCTTGCGGTAACTCCAGCGACTTTGTATGGACTGATGCCATACTTCTTGCTCATCTTGCGGACGAACTGTTGAGCTTCATCATACCAAACCCGCCCTGCTCGGCGAGTTGCACTATCCGCTGATTTATACCTAGCGGTTAGGTTTTGGCGGATGTCTTCATCCGACAACTTTACTACTGTTCGTTTTCCTAGTTGCATATTTACTTTCGTTTTCGTTTATCATTTTCCAAAACTCCTCCTCGGTGCATTCTCCTTGGAAGATTGTCTTGATCGAGAATCCTTTGACGCCATTTGATAGCGTGTGCTCTTGGCGATGCCTACCATCATAAATGGTAGCTTCGCCTTTTTCTTTCGAGTAATACCCGAAGGTTCTATCCATTTTCATTTTATACTTGGGTTATTAGGTGATACATTCTGCAAGCAAGATCCTTCATCTTCTGTTCCTTTTCGTGCTTCGATCTCACCTGATCATAATACATACTTGCCGGGAACAAGCATTCATTGTCCTTTCGGCGGATGTAGATCCGTAGTTCCCTTGCTTCATTGAGTGGAATGCTAGGGCGATTGCCCCAAGGCGTTACTGGTTTACTTCCTCGTATTACGAGTTTGTAAGAGCTTCCGCATTGTTTTGCATTGGCTCGCATTGTTTTGATGAGTTGCCATCCCGCATCATTATTAGG